CAATGAGACGAGCTTTGTCAGCATACCTACCTTCAAAGTTGGCCCGTTTAATCTCTTCGAAGAATGCTGCCTTTCGAGACTCTGGCAATTTCTCGTAAATGTCTGTGGCCTGCCTACTCAAATCAAGCAAGTTTTTGGCCAACAGGGAGCCTCGATCAATAGCTACAGCAGCCCCACCGACAATGTGTTTCTCAAGCATGGAGGAGAGGGCAAGTACGTGCCGTTGTACACTACCATGTTTGCTACCAGAGGTTAAGCCAATCCTGTCGAAGATATTCCACTTGACGTTGAACTGTTCTAGAGGAATGTCGTCAGCAACAACCCTGTACGGAAAGTTTACCTGGACAAGGAAATTGTCCACATCAGGGGATGCCAAATGTGCAGGCACAGGAGTGAAATGTTCACCATCCCTCACAAGGATAGAGATGTCTGAGTCATCTACGCCATATTGCCGCAGAGCAACTTTGGTCCTCTCTATAGCATCCCCTACATCGCGGAAGCCACCATCAACACTGCCGTAAACAGCCCTGATATTAACTGTGTTGTTGATAAACTCTCCAGTAACGCCATCAATGACCTGGCCCTCACGCATCATAGCTGTACGAGGTTGCAATCCAGTTGCTGCACGGAAATCGTTAATTACTTTGGCAGTTACACCAAGACGTTCAGCCTCTGACAGATAAACTGTACCATTAGCTGTTGCAACATCCATAACCCTAGGGTTCGGGGGAAGGATTCGAGGAGGTTGGACCGGAATATCCACCTTGTTCTTCACAACATCGAAGGGTTGCAACACCTCCCCATTGAGGTCATGTCCCATGGCGTCAACTCGACTTGAACCGTAAGCAGCGTTGGCCACTTCCTCAGACAAATCATCAACCATGGCTGCGTGAAGAGTACGAGCTTTCTCAGGGTTGGTGTCCTTGAGAGCCTGGGAGGCGCTGTGAGGCATTACAGGGGCTTTTACAGCATCCCTCCTAGCCATAGACTGCACCACATAACTAGCTCCCCTAGAGGCAGCTCGGACTGCCTTGCCAATACCCAAAAGCCTCGCAAGAGGTGCGCCTACAGCACTGGCATCAAGAACACCAATTACGTTGTCAATCCAGCGGTCTACGTTTGTGTAGTAGCCTTCCTCCAACATGATGCGGAGCAGGTTAGCTTTCTCAAGGGTGTTCTCATTAAACAGGACAGCATTAGGGCTGTTGTTAATAGCCTCAATAAGTTTGTATGCGAGCTCCAGCCGTTGATACTCCGGAACATTCCGCAACATCTCTGACAGGTCCTGCTTGGCTTGCCCGTTCAGTACAAAGGATTCAAACTGGTCCCCCCAACCATCCCTCTCCAACTCTTCCATAAGTTGAGCCGTAGGACGCTGGCCAACTACAGGGACAATCATCTCAGCAATGTCAGCAGCAATGCTAAGAAGGCCCATGTCGTTCTTAGACAGCTCTTCATTCATCACTTGTTGAATAATGGCCCGACGCTCGTTAATCTCTCTCAGGCGATTACCTGTGTCGATACGAAACTCTTCAGCGGCTACTGTCTCATTAGACGAAGGGGCTGCAATAGCTTCGCGCTCAAGGAGTTCATGCTGACTCTGAGGGGGCATGTTGGTGTAGCCCTTGATTGCAGCCTCAACATCGTCAGGGTTATCACTTCCAAACACTTGCTCCAGAGCTCTGAGGGATTGTTCCTCTGCTCGTCGGTTCAAGCTGTCAATATACAATTGGTGAGTGGGGCTGGTGCCCTGCACCTCCATCTCAGACATAACCCTGTCATATGTGTTTACAGGGTCGTCCGACATGAGGGAGGCATGAGCCGCGAAACTCTGTGCAGAGGGCCTGCTCCACATTGGGTTGTTTGATACTTCGGAAACGAAGTCTGAAAGTTTCGCAGACTCCTTCTTCATAAAATCTCTTAGCTCTGCCATATCATCCCTTTAGAAAAGTCCAGAGGTTCCTACAAGTCGGTTCACTTGATCTTCTGTGGAAGGGCCCTTGGGTCCAGAGAAGGTGTCAATAAGTTGTGCTGTTCCACCAAGGCTTGAGAACACTGTTCCCGCCAAGCTCCCGACAGCACCAGCTGTCGCTGCTCTTTGTTGAGCACTTGCTACCCTGCTGCTCAGTTGGCCCAATCGCTGTGTGGCTCTGTCGGCAGCGTGACTGGAGGCAATGTTACCAGCCACAATACTTCCCATAGCTCCTATAGAGCCAGTTTCACCACTAGAACCAGCTGTTCCAGAGGTCTCCGACGCTTGGAGTATTTGAGCTCGACGAATGCGCTCTTCACGTATCTGCTGCCGACGCTGTGCAGCCTGTTCGATTTGGGCTTGGTTTGAAGAAATCCTTCTTGCCTCTTTTTGGGCATCAGCAGCTTTCTGCCCTTGTTTGTATTGTGTGTATGCAGAACCTGCTGCCACGGCAGCAGACGTAACAAGGGCAATCGTACTTATTGCGGCCATACTATTCTCCCAGTAGTTTATGATAAACTGTTTCAGTGGGCGTGTAGCCTGCCCTCTGAGCTAGGCCAACATCATGCCCTTCCTTAAATGCCACCATCTGTGAATAACATCCAGCTTCCTTAGCAAGATGCTCTGCCAGCTTGAGCATACGATAGAATGTGCCACCACCTCGTACAGAGGGGTGAAGGAAGATTCCAAGCTCCTTCGCCGTTATCCTTGAGGTGTAGATGCAAGGACTAATTATGTTGGCGAAATACCCAACAATCTCCCCCTCCCTCACTGCAACAATATTCCTCAGCACTCCACTACTGGCCAGCTGTTCTACCATAGCCATGTTGATATTAAAGGGGATGGTGGAAGATTTCTCCTCCACCTCGTAATAATGTTCCCTCGCAAGCTCCAAGCATTTCCACAAAGTTTCTATGCTACTATCTTCGTACACTTCTATATTAGACATTAGAGTTCATATCCATGGAGATTGACCAACCAACAAGCCTCAAGTCTTTGTAAGGCTCGGAGGTGATCTTCAGAGAGAGGGCTTTACCAATCCCCCTGAGCTTGTTTCTCGTGGAGATGATAGCCTCACCATTGTCAAAGTTGTCTGTGGGCCCATAGGGGCTGTACAGGCGCTTGTAACGGTATGCTTGGAAGGGCTCTCCCCACTTACCGTTCTTGGGAGAATTATTCCAAGACCATTGTGCTTGTACCAAGCAAGAGGACTCACCTTCAGGAACTAGATTTCCAGTCCCATCGTCTTTAAACCCTCTCTCGGTACGCTCAAGATGGAAGTTGATGTATGGAACTTGTTTATTCCTAGAGGCATCCCCTCCAGATAGGTAGCCAGTGATTAGAACCGCTTCAGCATCAACTCCCCCATCAATCTCAGGCCAATCCCTAAAATCAAGGTTCTGATAAGTTGTGAAGCCATAATCCACAAACCCAAAGTCAAAGCTGTACGCTGACAGGTATACGATTTCCTTCGTACCACTTACCGGAGTCAAGCTTGGGTATGTCACCAGGTTACCGTTGTGCTCAACAGTTGTACCCCCGTATGTAATGTCCTCCTGCACCTTCCCCACCCTGTACGGAGGAATAAGTACCATGGAGCACACTCTGGGAAATTTGTCTCCCACAACAGTGTCTATCTCATTTGGGTAGAAGGCTCCCAGTTGAATGTCAAACACCAACTCCTTAGATGGGCCCACAGCTCCCACAAAGTTGTTATAAACCCACCTGACCTTCTTGTCGTAGGAGTCATACAACCCTTTACAATAGAGTCTTTCCTCTGAGGAGATGTCCTCATAAAAAGATTGGATAGTGTCCTCAGTCAGACTAGAAGCACCCCAATCCCCAAACTCATTTTGCCGTAAGTGGTAGATTCCGTCCTCTGACCAGTACATAGCTGTGCCATCCACTGCCACAATTGTGTCAGAGTATTTGGTTCCCCTCTCGGTTATCTTCGTCACCATCTGGCTGTTGGCGGTGAATCCGTCATCGCCATTACCACTTATCATCCAGACACCGTTCTCTGCGAACACCATCAGTGACTTGCCAAGATTCATCATGGCGCATATATTACTGGCACCAGATAGCCTGATGAATCCCCCGTCAGTGTCAAGCAGGTCTGGCAAATCCTTACTTGTTGGGTCGCCGTCTTGATAACACTTAAAGGCGTCATCAGGTGTTCTCACCAGTTGGGAGAACAGGACATAAGAACTGAGCTTGGGACTCTTAGAGTCTGGTCCGTAGACAATGTCAGAGAACCCTGAGTAGAACACCCTCCCCGCATATTCTGCCACGAACCTAGCTCCACCTTTAGTAGAGTCAAGAGGCAGGTCACTAATGGGATAGCTAAGTCCGTACAAATCCCTCAAGTAAGCAGCTTCAGCCAGCCTCGATTGGCCACGGTGGAGGGCATCTATGATGAAGTGTCCCATTGGTGCCCTGTGAGTTCCAACTGGATTCTTCATAGTCTGCACCCAGAACCTGTCTGTCTGTGGGTTGTACTTGCCCTTAGCAGCTGGGTCTGGTGCCATGGCATAGTTAGAGTTGTCGGAGTTGGATGGGAACCTGCCTATGGCAGCACCGTGAGCTCCCCCATACACCATGTCCCTTATCCTATCTGTTGTCCCGTAGGCTGGGAGGGCCCAGGTTTGATTCCTGAGGTTGTAGATGTGGGCATCTGTGGGAGATGTTGGACGAACCAGTAGCCCCAATCCCTCAGTCAAATCCTGCCCATTCCAAATGTCCTCTACCCCGAACATGTCCCTTATTTTTAGTCTTCCAGTTCTCTTCTTGATAACCCCCTCTTCGTAGCTGTACAACAGAAGATCAGGCTCATCAATTGCCACCACGAGATCACTACCGATAGCGGTGAAGGAAAATCTTGGGTTATCCTCTGAGGAGGGAAGTGTTTCTTGGTAAATGATCCCAGCAGAGTAAGGCTCTATTGTGGTGTTGATTATTTGGATGGTACGACCCACTTGAACGACTACGAATCGTAGATTCTCAACACCCCCAGGGTTCACCCAAGAGTAGGTCCTAATTATTCTTTCAAGCAAATCTTTTCCTCCAAAATTAGGTAATAGGAACCCCTGGAACAAGCAGCCATTGTAGTCTCCTGCCTGTGTTCATGTACATTTGTCGTATCATCACAAAAGGGCCTGGGTGTATGAGCCTTTCAATCTGGAACCTGTCTCTCTGTTGCCTGTAGTAGAGGCCATGGTCTGCTTTGATGTAGGACAAAATTATGTCACTATTACTTGTTTGAGTGGTCCTTTTATCGACCAACGTGATCTTAGGAGTTCTCACCCCCTCTGGCAAAATCATTGTTTCGAACTGACTGGTTGCCGTATCAAACCACCTAAACTTGGCAACACCATCCTCTACATAAACGTAGTGCAAATCCCCGTTCTGGTTGAATGCAATGCTTATATCTGTGAGCTCCCCAGAGGATTCATAGAGAATCCTGGGGGGAGTGTTGTCAGCCTCAACCCAAACGGCCCCATCCTTGATGTACGACCTCCATTCTTGATAGTCCATACCCAAGGAGGGGTCTTGTTCAGCTACAGGGCCCTCTTCATAGTCCCTCTCCCTGTCCAAAATGTTGGCAGCACCCGAGCCTAGAAATCTTCCGGAAACAGGGGTTTCAGAGAGCACGTCTATGGAAGGAGGCAGTAACCCAACCCTCTCCGAGTCATCTATATAAAAGTTCTTCAGAGCCGTCTTTCGATCAGCGTATGGTTCAACAATCCCCGGCACAACCCCATCACTAAACTCCAAGGGGTACAAGTTACTCGTCAGTGTCACACCCAAAGGGTAAAGGAGGCCCATGCCTTTCCTCCTATCCCTTCCCCCATCTCGCCTGAGCTCGAAGTTCTTTTCGTATAGGCTGTAGTTTTCTGGAAAGTTGATTTCAGAGGCTTCTGTCATCAAGCCTTTTACAAACGTGTTAAAGGACTTTTCAAACTTTTGTCTGGCCACCTTATTCCCCCACCACCACTCTTCCACCAACTCCCATCATACCTGTTCGGCGCTGTCTTTTCCCGGATGGGTGGAGGATGAAATTCTTCTCGTAGACGGAGGCGTTAGGGGGAAAGTTCAACCTCCCAGCTTCTGTTACCAGTCCCGCTACATGCTGGTTAACCTCAAGCTGTGCCTTCTGCCTTGCCATTAGACTTCCCCTTCAGAGACGAGTAGGAGTCGATTGCTCTCTGTGCCCACTTGTAAGTGGTAAACTTTCCTCGCAATGATTTGTGGACACTTCCTCTCCCAATAGGTTTGATCAGAACCATGCCTGTGGGGTCTCGTTCCAACGCATATCCACCGTATTCCATCAGTCTCTCCTAAACGTTACGTCTTTATGTCCCTTACGTCCACGCCTTCCATAATCTGGATACTTGACGCCATGCTCAAGGCGGTTTATGTTCCTACTCAACCACCGCTGCTGTCTTGCACTGTTCTGCTCTGCTTTGGCGTCTTGCACTTGCCTAACTCGAAGGGACGCCGTACTAAGCGCTTCCTCGAACAGTGCAGGGAATGCCTCAGCAGGTAAATCAGGGACGAAATCATCTCTGTGCTCCCAAGTCGGATACACCTCAGCTCTTGCCTGCACCTTGGCTGCCTGCAAGGAGTCTTCGACACTGCTGTCGTAAGCATCAAATACCAGTGTCTTGTTGTCAAAGCTTGTAAACTTAGTGGGAGCCCTGTCATTACGTACTAACACCTCAATCCCACTGGGATCAACCACAGTTAGCACTTGTGGTTGCGTACTGTTCTCTCGGTTAGTTGCTCTGAGGAAATCATCAGGGTCAAACCATTTGACTGGTTGATACTCCCTACGAGCTCCGCTGGACTTGTTGTAATTTAAAGACAACAGATTCTTAACGTTATCCGGCAGATACATGTGAGTGGGACGACTGGGGTCAGACGAGGGAGTTAGTGTAACCAACTTCTCAAGATGGGGCCAAGACCTGTTGGTCATCATAGCTTCGTAAGTGGTCCTTACGATATTGGCTACTTGCGTAGACTCCACCGTATCAAAGATGGAGTTTACCTCGTCACCGTCAGATGCCGAAAGGATGTCTTGGACAAGTTGTAGCAATGTTTTCTTCATCACATTGCTCCATACAATTGCACTATTTTAATCTTTCTATCAGTGATAGTTAGTGTGCCTGAATCAGTTGAGACCAAGATTTCGTCATCAACACTGTTGAAGGTGTGCAGTGGGCTGTACAACCTAACCACTCCAGTTGAAGCTGCCACTTGGTGCATTTCTCCAGCGAGATTCACACTAAGGTTGGTTGCACCCGACAAGGAAGAGATATTGAACACTAGCTCAATTCCGTACACACCGCCCTGTGAGAAAAGAATCCGGTTATTTTCCCACAAATCTCCTGTAGCTGGCAGATAGCCATACTCCGAAAGGGGGCCATCTCCATCAATATCCAAAGGTGTTGGTGATGTACTTACAACGAACGGAGAGGCCGTGTCATCGTACAATCCCCAACCAGTTGGCAGAAATGTCCAGTTAACACCTCCAGAGCCACTGGCTACAGGCACTTGTCCTGCTTGGGCTCCTGAGACTCCTTGCATCGGAGGGGTTGCCCAAGTTCCCGACCCATTCCCGTCAGCGACATACACTGTACCGGGGGCTGCAAACACAATGTCCTTTGGCTCATGGAGGCCGTCATTAGGAATGTCTTTATGTTCCATTTTGTCTCCAAACAAAAAAGGGCTAGGCCGAAACCGACCCAGCCCTTGTTATGTGTATCAGGTGCCTGCTACGTGCATGTACTTAACAATGACATAGCCAGCGGTTGGGCCCTCTACTTCGATAAGACCGCCATCCGGAACCACTACATAGTTTGCCTTGGTGCCGTCAGCGCCAGAGATATCAACACCACCAACTTCAGCAGTGGTGATAGCACCAGTTGCGAAGTCATCAATAATGTCAACAACAATGGCACCCGGAGGTACGGGAACCGGCAGGTCAATTTGATCGCCATCGAAGTTGATGGTCAGTTCGTTGTACACGCCTTCGGTCTTGATTACACCCTCAGCATTGCCCACTTGGTAGGCACCGAAGTGGGTGTTCACTTCGCCTCGAACGTTGCTACCGTCGGCAGAGCCGAATCGAGCGGTTTCATAAGCCATATTAGTTCTCCTTAAACGTTGACGGCGGAAGTAATGTAAACACCCAGGGTGTCAGTACGTTGCACACCAAAGCCCCAACGAGCTCGAACAACATACTCATCACGAGCACGATCCTTGTTGCGCTCACCTTCAACGCGGGGTTGACGACGCCATACACCCATGATGGGCTTGGTGTTGTCGTCTGCGACGTTCATGAAGATATTTGCAACAGCGTTAGTCACCTGAGTGGTGCCATCACTGAAAGTGCCGGTCGGCAGTCGGTTGGATACGATGATGTCCCAGCCAAACAGGGACATGGTGTAGCGCATACCGGAGCTCAGACCACCTTCCAGAATCTTGCGACCAAACTCAGTCACGTCATGGGTGATGGTAACAGCGCTAGCCAGGGTGGCTTCAACCACCGGGTCAACAATTGCAACCCGACCTTGCATCGGGACGTTGGCCTTGTCAAAGGCAAGACGCATTTGAATAAATGCGGAGGTGGAAGCTACGTTATCGGTCTCAGTGGAGGCGATGCGGTGAGCGAAGCCATTCACTTCGTTCGGGTCAGCATCCACTTGAGCGTCGTTGGCAGTAGCCAGGAAGCGAGTCTCAAAGTGCTCTTGAATGGCTCGGGTGGACTCGGCCGAACGTGCAGCCATCAGGGCGTCGATCTGGTGACCATCTTCACGCAGGTCGTCAGTAACGTACCAAGCATCACCAACATAGTCAGTGATACGCAGGGTGATTTCACCAGTTTCGATCGGAGCGTAGATCAGCGGAGTGTCTTCCTCAGCCTCTTGGATAGCTACCGAGCCGATGGTTTTGATGTTGAGCTGCTCTCCCGAGGAGAAATCAGAAACGTTACGATAGAAGGTTTCCGGCAGCAGTCCGTCGTGCAGGTTGTGAAGAATGAACGAAGAGTAAACTTCAGCCTCGATAAACGGACGAGTGTTGGTAGTAAGTTGCATACTTATTCCTTAAGAGTTGTAGCCATGCTTTCTCAAGACATCCTCTCGGAGACGCCGCAGGTATTCCGCTTGTTCTTTGCCAGTGGCCCCGAGCAGCATTGATTTTTCAGGCTTCAGGTCGTCATTGGCAGGATTGACAGGAGGAATTGCGACACTGGATTGGAATGTCTTACCAGTAGGTTTGGTTTCCTTGACGCCAAGCAGGGCAAGAACACTGGCAGGAGACTTGGCCGACAGAGCTTCCAAATCTTGGATTGATAAACCCAGGCTCTCGGCTTTTGTCTTCACTGCCTCTTCAACTTTCTCCCCATAAAACTCCTTAAGTTTTTGGTCTACAGCGAGAATGTTTTGTTGTGCTACTGTCTGCTCTTGACGTTTCTCAAGAATCTGTGGTACGTATTGCTCAAGCATCTGCTGAACTTGCTCAGGAGTAAGTGCCTGCGCTTGGGTTTGTTGCTCTTCCATTGTAGGTTGTTCCTGAGTTGGTTGCTGATTTTCTTGCTTGAGTTTTTCCACAACTTCTTGAAGCACTGCCCGTTTGCTGAGCTCTTGTTGGAGTTCATTGATACGCTGTTCAAGCTGTTCCTTTTCTTGCTTGATAGCGGGAATGTACTCTTGAGACGCTTTCAAAGCGGCAAGTGCTGTTTGCACATCCTTGTACTTCGGTTTACCTTCTTCGTTCAAAATCTGAGCTAGCTGGTCGGCAAACGCATCAGTAGTTTGTTGATTAGGTTCACCTTGTTTGATTTCTTCATCCGGCTGGTGGCCTTCTTGAAACACTGTCTGGGTAGACATAATATTCCTTCTTAAATTAGAAATAGTATATAATGGTAGTAATATACTATTGTTATATTCTTTAACTAACTACAATAAGAAATATATCCTAATGTATGTCTAGTATATACATACTATATCGAAAATTGGACTCTTTTTTACAAAATCATTCCAATAAACTAGAAATTTCTTTCAAAGCCCTTCGATAACCTACTGCGTCCGCCTGTTTGTACGCCCAGTTTGGATTCTCGTAGTCTTCCTCCTTCGTCGAGTAGGTTGCTTCGAGCTTCTCCCTAACTATTTCTTGTAGGCGTCTACGCATGACAAGAGAGCCAGCAAAGCTGGCCCTAATGTCTTTGGTTACGATAGGGTCTTTACCTTTCGTCCAAACCGTCTTCATCAAATCTCTCCGGGGACCGGCATCGACTGTTGTACGGCCAGATCCTCTTGCATCTGAGCCATGAGCCCTTCGGTCTCAGCCTGCTCTTCAACAGCAACGTTAGGCTTGAAGATTTCATAGCCAGTAATACCGAGAGTCTCTTCGATATACTTAGCAAGCTCCTTGCCCGAGATGTGCGGTTGCAGAATAGGCATAGCGCCAGAGTTAAACACCCCAAAGAGGTTCTGAAGGTCTTGAGCCTCCTTGGCGAAGTGTCGAGCACCGATAGGACGAATAACACCAGATGCTGTCAGGTCCTCTCGTGTAACTTTCAAGAACTCTGTCACGCCAATGTCATCATCCAGCGTGCGAACAATGTCATCTTCGTTCATGTTTCGGACAGCTGTTTCCAACATACCATTCAGGATGGGTTCCAAGAGCTCCACTTCAAAGTTGATGATTTTCTCTTGGAAGATTCGTCCAGCAGCGTTGTTGAGAGTTTGAACCTCAAAGGCAGTCTTCTCTCCTGGTGTACGGATGCCAGCAGCCTCTCGGGGAGCCCCAGCGTACAGCTCCATTCGATCTTCGATCGTTTGCAGTTCACTGTTGGCAGCATACACCCCGTTGAGGTTCTTGCCCAGCTCCTGTACATCACCATTCTCATCAATATGAATCTCGGCCCCAGGCATCCACTGGAACTCTTCCACTTCCCCGATAATCTTCAGGGGCGGATGTACGAGAAGGTCCATGGCGTCAGCTTTGAGGTTTTCCAGATGGTCCAGACGATATTGGAGGCCAACAAGGTTGTCCAGAGGACCCATTGCCCACAGGTTGTCTTGACGGAATCTCCAACCAACATGGTAGATAGGAGCGTGGCCCAGCCAACTAGGGTAGTCCCTTACGTTGATAACCTTGCAACGATCCATTACAGTTACAACCTTGTTAGTGTGCAAGGTGCCATCTTCGTCGTGGTAGTCCCCGAAGAATTCAAGGATTTCTACATAACCGCTCTGGTAATACTCCTGAAGGTTCCCAAAACCGTCTACAGAGAAGCCTGCGGCCTTTTCCCAGTCTTCCTTACTGTACCCCTTACCCAATGCCTTAGAAAGCGTCCCACGAGCTTCTAGGGCCTCCTGCCAAAACCACTGGTCCGGGTTCTCTTGAGCCATGAGTTTGATCTCGCCCAAGGTTTTGATTGAACGGACAATCTTGTAGGTGTCTCGGAAGTTAGTTGCGATGGGGTTAAAGACAATATCCAGAGGGCTGATTCGACGAACCACTGGGCCAATGTATGTGGCCACTTTCTCGCCATGGATGTCTTCCTTGTAAGACGCCTCAAAATCCACTGTAGCGAACGCATTGCCGTAGTCAATGTAATCGTACAGGAGCTTGGACATTTCAGTCCTGAAGTGACTGTGGCGGCACTTGTTGGCCATGTAGGCAGTGATGGCCTTCACTTTCTTCTTAGTGCTGTCCTCTTTTGAATATCCTGACCAAGTGAGCCAACGGTCGTTGGGGAACAAGGAACTGATGTAGTTCGAGTGCAGGTTGTCCCGAATCTGACACAACTTAGGGAGTGTAGTTGAGTTTTTCCACGGAAGAGTGGAGTTGGTAGTTGTGCTTGTGTCAGTGGCGAAAATATAGTTTCGAAGCTCCGCCCACTCTGCTAGTTTCCCTTGACGCTGGGAATGGAAGTTGTCCCACATGTGACTGACCCATACTGCCGGATCATCACGTTGGAACAAGTCTTGTAGTTCTGCAACCTTACTTACTGCCATGCAATCCCTCCAAATCTGGAATTAGTTTTAATGCTAGGGCCTAAACCCATCCCATGTCCGCTTCTAGTCTGCTTAGGAGCCACGCTAATGGCAACGGCAGAGGCTAGACTGTCCTTAATGTCATCGTGGGCTGGACGGGCTTGTACAAGCTCCTCTTCCAGAATTGGTGTATACCCACCTTCGAAGTGCCACACCTTCATGTCATCGTACCGATGTTCAAGGATGGAGGCAATACGTT